GGTCGGCAAATTGCTCGTGGTCAAAACCGTAAAATCGATGATGTATCGAGTAGCTTTAACGGCGGCACAGCCACGTTCAACCTACGCGCTTCAGGCGATCCCGTTTATCCAGCAACCACCAACCAGCTATTTGTTTCTGTTGGCGGTGTGATGCAAGACCCAGGTACAGACTTTACTGTAGCTGGTGATCAGGTGACCTTTACGACAGCTCCGGCGGCTGGATTAAGCTTTTTTGCCTTGATGCAAGGTGATGCTGTGGACACAAATACACCAGGAGACGGAACAGTCACGACTTCAAAAATCGGAAACGACCAGGTCACGACTGCAAAAATCGGAGACGACCAGATCACGGGAGCTAAATTAGCCGATAATATTACGATATCTACAACAAGCACAATATCTGACGCGGCAGGTAACCTTCGAGATATTCCTCAAAATGCTAAAACAGGTGCGTACGTATTGTTGGCTAGCGATGCGGGTAAGCATATCAGTATCACCACAGGTGGTGTAACTGTTAATGCAAGTGTTTTCTCGGTCGGTGATGCAGTTAGTATTTACAATAATAGTGGTTCTAATCAGACTGTGACTCAAGGTACATCTGTCACGTTAAGGCTTGCCGGTGACGGTGCCACCGGAAACAAAACGCTTGCAGGTTACGGACTTTGTACTGTGCTCTGTGTAGCTTCTAATCAATTTGTAATTGCTGGATCAGGTATAAGCTAATGGGAATGATGTCGATGATGCTTGCTGTTGGCGGGGCGGCAGGCACTGACTTTAACGCTGAGTTTTTGGTAATTGGTGGTGGAGGACACAATACTGCGACTATCACTGATAACGGAGTGACTGCTGCTGCCCGTGGAGGCGGTGGAGCTGGTGGCTACATCTCTTCAATTTCTGGTGAATCAAGTGGCGGAGGCGCTTCAGCGCTTTCACCAGTCGGATTAAAAAGTGTTAGTGAAACTTACACAGTGACAGTTGGTGCTGCCGGATCAAATTCAGTTTTTTCTGGCACAGATAATACAGGTTCTGCCTTCAACCACACAGCAGTTAGAGGAGGAGGTAGCGCAGCATCTGGAGGAAGTGGCGGCGGTGGAGATACCAATAGCAGTGGTGGAGCTGGCACGAGTGGACAAGGATTTGCAGGTGGTAACGGCGCACAACCTTTTGGCGAATGTCGGCGTCAGCCGTTTTATTGTGTTAGTTCTTGTGATCACGAAGCTTATATGGGTGGCGGTGGCGGAGCTGGTGCTGCAGGTAATGGAATTAACGGGGGTAATGGTGTTGCGTCTTCCGTCACAGGTTCCTCAGTCACATATGCTGGAGGCGGCGGGGGACGTAGTGTTTGCCCCAGCAACTTCATTACAGGTAGCGCAGGATCAGGACAGTCGAATTATGGTGGCGGCGGCCATGTAGGAGCTGCAGGTCAGGATGGCGTTGTAATCCTTAAGTACCCAACGACTATGAACATTAGTAATGCTGGCGGAGGACTGACTATGTCTACATCCACTGTAAGCGGTAATAAAGTCACTGTTATTACCGCTGGAACTGGTAGTATTGAATTCACAGACGTTTGATCCAATGTCTATTTACATTGCCTTTTTAGATGCGAATAACGAAGTAACTCAGATTGTAAAAAGTCCTGATGACGGCCAGGATTGGGTCAGTATTTATGCAGAAAGGCACGGATGTACATGCATTGAGACTGCTAAGGACGGATCTATTCGCAGTAAATATGCAGATGTTGGCGACACCTATTACGCAGACGTTGATGCTTTCATAGAGCCTAGTCCATTCCCTAGTTGGACCTTGAACAAGTCAGAAAAGAGATGGGACCCACCAGTGCCTATGCCTGATGATGAATTATTTTATAAGTGGGATGAGGACCGTGGTAATTGGCAAATTTATTGGGATCCTCTTTGGGGTGATGGTTTACCGAAGTAGGCTTAAAATTACAAAAACTGGTTAAAAAAATGGTTTTCAAAGTAATCATCACAATCTTGGCCTTGGCCCCAAATCTCCTGATTGGCTACCTGTTTCTCAATAAGGATGCAATTATTGAGAACCAAAAAAAGGCTTTGACAGAGGCTTTATCAGGTCAACTCGCAGGACAGCTAAGCAAACAAACTGAAGCAATTACAGGCGGAATGGGGTCAATGTTTACAGACACTATTAAACCTGAAATTAAAGCAGGAGATAAAAAAACTTTAGACTCTATACCTAAAGCAACGGGTCCTGCGTTACCCTTTTAGTAATGCCTGCGATACCTGATCTTATAGTCAGGCCTTTGAATGAGGCGTCTATTCAGACTGTTCATTCTTGGGTTGCTGTTCCGCCTGTAGTTAGTGTGGTGTCGCCGCCAGTGACTCTAAATTTAGGCACACCAATTATTCAAATACCTGGCTGTGTGAAGGCGCATCCAGGTTCTGATAAATCAAATCAGCTGAATGATGATGACCCTAAAGGAGTAAGGGTTTATTGTGATGCAAATCAACCAACTTTTGCACCGCTTGATTACACACCAGAAAATTTAATTTATCAAAAACCTGCTAAATTTTCTGGCTATAAGAGTTCTAATACAAAAGCAAAGAATGATCAAGTGAAGGATGATGTTCCTAACACGGCGCCGCCTATAACGCCTACAGGAGGATCTACAGATTTACCTGGTAACGAAGAGAATGAAAAAGAAGATGTTGAATTGATATGTGACGAAGGTTATAACTTAGTCAATAAGGAGTGTATAGAAATTGTTGAGGAAGTCAAAGCAGAGATTTCTTTTGTCGAGAAATATCTTCCGACGTTGCCGCAAACAACGACGACAGCAACTATAGCGGTTGTGGCCACAACTTCTGCATTGATGGCAAAGCCACTTGCGGATTTACTTTTAAAACTTGTTAAACCTACTGTGAAGAAGATAATGAAGAAGATTGCTTCGTTGAGAGGACAGTCCCAGAAGGTAGAGAGTGTTTCACAGCGTCAGCTTGCTCAGCGTGACCGGAATCGTGCGATTCGTGCTCTTCGTGTAGCTCTAAAGAAATAGGATGATAATGAGGAACTAATTTATCACCAGGGAGCTTGACCACTACATCTTTACAGACATCAAAATAAGGTGATTTTGGATGAAAAGTAATACCATTCTTAGCCAGCTCGCCGCAATTTTTTAGTCTCGCAATTTCAAAATCTAATCGACGATTAGCCAGCACTTGTTGTTGAAGAGCTATTTGTGTATCTACAGCTTTCTTGCATCTATCCTGAAGACTTCGGTCTAAAGGCACAGATAATGTGGCGGATAAACCACCATTAATACTGTGATTATTTTTTTGACCGGTTCTAACATCTTTCCAGTATAAAATTGAACCTGGATTATCGATAAGTCCGTCTCCATCTACATCGCTGGTGTCATAAACAGGATCTTGATAATATGACTCAAACGGCTTTTGATAGGAGTTGCTAGAAGTAATAAAGGGTGTGAGATTAAATGTAGGTCCTTGACACTGAATACCCGCTCCGTAGGTATTAGTAATATAAGGGCCTTGTAATACTTGAATCGCTTGATTTGTTACTGAACCACTGCTTGTCGCGACCGGGTTTGCCGTGGCGCTGACACCGCCAACATCGGCAGCCATTGCTGGAGAAATAAAAGTAGTTAGTGCAGTTATTGAGAGAATATAGACGTGCTTTCTGTGACGCTGTGAATTTCGGTTGTTCTTTGAATTACGGTTTGATTGGAAAGGCCAGGCCCATTCATGGTCTCCGTAAACTGGAAGGCTGCTCCGGGGTTGACTATCTCCCACTTCGGTTTGTTTGCAGTATCCAGAGTTGTCCATGTACTTGTGACTCCGTTTACCGTGTTGGAAGTCGAGTCGGTAGCATTAGGCGCAAGACTGCCGCCAGTGTTTTTGATATTACTACCAGTCACAGAGTACTGGTATCCAGTGTTGTAGTCAATTGAATTTATTGTTTCTGTGACTACTGATGTTGTTTCAGTTTTCGACTGTAGGCTGCCCTGTGTGAAATTCGGGACTACAGGAACTGAGTAAGCAGCTTGCGAAAGGCCGTGCAGAATTCCTAGGCAAAAACCTAGTACAAGCGAATCGCGAAGGTTATACATCTCAACGCACGGTGACCTCGCTGACGTGTTGTCCGGTTGCCGTTGTGCCGGCTCCACCAGCAGTGATCGTCATTGCACCGTCTGTAGCGATCGTTCCAGCCAGACTACCTGCCACACCGCCAGAGGTGGTTGTTGTCGAGCCCAGCATGGGGAGAGAAGGTACAACACCCGAGGACACTGTTGTACCACTGGTCACATCATCACCTTCGATGTATGACTCGCTAAATGTAAACGCATCACCAGCAGTGGTGATTTCTGCCCCCATAGGGGTATATCCGACTGCAGTTCCAGAGGAAAGAGCGCCGAGACCACCAAAGGAGCTTCCTGACTTAACAGAGACGTTTGAGCCACTCACGGAATAAGTACTACCGATACGTGTTGCTTGGCTTGCTGCACCATCAACAGTCAGCTGCACTGACGTCTGTAATTTATGAGTAATATCTGCACGTGCAGCGCCTGCAAATAAAATGATTAATGCAAAGATACGGAGCATGGCTTTATCTACACTACTCTGATATTAAACGTAGGAAACACAGTATGATGTTAAATGAAAGTGATTGTACCCATGGCTGAAGTTGTAAAGGAAGATCCCAAAGACCCTAAAAAGAAAAGTGTCTTCGCAAAGATTAAGGAGAAAGCAGGTGATAGCGAGGAACATCTTGCAATTCTTTCAAACTTTGTAAGACTCGGCGTTTTGATTTGGAGTGGTGGAATCCTTACTTTGAATTACGTAACTATTCCTGGCTTGGCTCAACAAAAAATCGATCCAACTTTTATTGCCAGCGTGTTTACGGGAGTTCTTGCCTCTTATGGGGTTCAGACTGCCAAGAAATCTGGTGACGGTACGATGAAGATGAGTGGGGGCTCTGGTATCACAAAAGCCGATATTGAAAAATTGATTGAAAAGGCTGCACAGACTGCACCGGCCCAGGTCATCAGAGTTGAGCAAGCGCCTCTTAAGATCACGACTACAACTGAAAAAGACGACACTTACAAAATGTAAAAATGAATTGCAAACCTCTACTTATTGGTGCAGCTACAATCATCGGCATCGCCCATCTTGGCGTACTTGGACATTTGCTACAAGTACTGAAAGAGGATAATAAGGTAATAATGCCGTCTATTAACCTGCCAACAGGTCCTTATTCGTCTTACAAAGTCAATGTAAACAAGCAGGGGTATCAGTTGCAGTACAACGCCAATGACCCCAAAGTAATGAGGTCCCGAAGGGTTCTTGACTTGAATGAGGCTAGGAACAGTGATGGCGGATTTTTCAAGCCAGCCGAGAAATCAATTGAAGATCGTAGAGAATATGAAACACATGAATACACTATGGATGGATACAGAAATACAGGTGAGGGTGGTCCTGTCGGCTCGGGAAAGTCTGGAGAGCTGACTGCAAAACAAGTAGAGTGTATAAAGGCGGCAGGCTCTGGAGAGAGCACCGGTGCAATGATCGGAGCAAGCGTGGTTGGTAGTGTTGCGCCTGCCTTGACTGCGATTCCTTATATCGGTTGGCTTGCGAGTGGCTGGGCGGTTATGTTCGGTCAGGACAAAGGAGCAGAACTTGGCGGAACAGTCGCTACTGTGTTAAAAGACTGCGATGCCTAAAAGCCATGGAAGAAGAAGAAGGAGTATATCTGACTATACAGTTACATGAAAGTGACGTTGCTCAATTAGCTGAATCTGTAGAGTTTCACTGGAAAATGTGGCCAGGTCATCCAGCGCGTCCGCTTGAGGAACAGGAACGCCTTTATCGTCTAAAGGCAATATTACGTGTCGCCATGTTGGAAGTTATGTATCATAAGGATGAGTAATATTTTCAAATGGGACGAGAAATAAGTATAAGAGCAAAGGCCAATACGAGTTTTGTACTGCTTTCAGACAACGACAAAGAGGGCGCTGTACTGAAGGACCGCAGAATACCTAGCTGCAAACTTCTGCAAGATTTGGAGTCATCAATAGTAATTAGTTCCCCATTAGGCACATGGTTGCTTGTTAAGGATGATTGGATTATTGAGCAGGATGAAATTATAGAGAAGCCTTATAAAGAAGAGGGCGGTTTCCGTTACATAGAGGGCTGTCCTTATTTCCATCTACCGCTTGAGAAAGAGCATGATCATCGGAAAGGCCTGCTTTACAGCACAGCCAGCTGTCTTTTAGGTTTAAATATTGGCCCTATCAACTGTCTTGACGATTACTTAGAGGCTGTATATAAGCACGGATCAGGTACTTGGAAGGCGCATAACCGTGAAGGTTTATCAGAAATTGGTGTGGGCTGCACAGTGTCCCACACGATAGGTCCCCAAGAAATTGAAGATGAGATTGATGAAGGGCGTCCCGTCGTGATTGCTGTTGTGGCAAAAGGCACGTACCGTAAGCCCTTCGGCCTCACCTATTATGTCTGTATATATGGGTACAGCAAGGACTCTTGGCTTCTCCATGATCCTTGTGGTCGCTTAGATCTGAAGAACGGTCTTTGGGAATCGACTCTTGAGGGTGCCGGCAAAGGAGTCAAATACGATCGGTTGCTTTCAGACAAACGTATTTTTTATGGTGGCGGTGCTAGCGGCTGGGGTTATCTGAGATTTAACGAATTGTGAGCTATACTTATCGCAAATCAAGTAAATGATGGACGAAATTCTAAGGGATACTGAAGAAAAGCTGCTTATCCAGCAGAAAGACTTAGCTGACAAGATTCGTGTTGGCGAGGACTCTTTAATGCGTGACAAAGAGCTTTATCTCAAGGTGACAGGCGCTCTTGAGGGCATTGCGATCGTCAAGCAGCGGATGGCTCCTCAGCTTGCTGAGGCATCTGTTGAGGCTGAATGAGATGATGGAAAATCTCACCAAAAGCCGGTACAGAGCGTTAGAAACAGTCGCCGAACACCTATCACCACCCTCCCGAGAAATGCGCTTGGAGGCAATCATCAAGGATATTCCAGAAGAAGATCTTAGGTGGGTGGTCGATAAATTGCACTATTTCATATTAAAGATCTTGGAAGATGCCGAAGTCGATCCAGCTGAGGATGGCTTTGACGTTCTGTCCCCGGGACTGACTGATTAGTAGGAGCGGAGGGGGTCGAACCCTCACGACCGCTGTGGTCTCAGGATTTTAAGTCCTGTGTGTCTACCGATTCCACCACGCTCCCACGGCTGCAAGCATAACGCAGAGCACAAGTGTGTGCAGCATACAGTTTTGACAAAGCTGGAATACCAAAAGTGTTTCATTGCGAGCAAGACTTACTGATCAATCTCATTGTTCTAAGCCCAAAGGCTGCTCGCCGAAAATTTAGAAATTATATCTTCGAAAGTTGGGAATGGGAATGTGCTTATTGCGGAAAGAAATTGACAGCTGATACCGCAACTATTGATCACATTTTACCTAAACATAAGGGCGGCCATAACATTAGGTCCAACATGGCTTGCTGTTGTTCTAGTTGCAATCGGGCAAAAGGATCTACGCTTCTTAATGATTGGTACACCTCAGAGCTGCCCTATTTTACGGAAGAAAGGTTTGATAGAATTACTGCATGGGTGGAGCAGAAATCCTGTTCAATAAAGCTAC